AATACATCTTGTATATTTGTTAAGACTTCACAATCTACATCTATCCAACATGTATATTCATATTTAGAATCTAAAAGAACCTGCGTTTTTAGATACCATGCGTTCTTAGGATGTTTGGTGTATTCAATAAAATGATCTGCATTTTGGTATGCCCATGTTCTAACTTTCTGTGACATACCAAAATCACAGATAGTTATATGCACGTCTGGATTATGTTTAGTAATATTTTTATACCACCACTTCAACATCCATTCATGGTTCTCATCTACACCAGTTATAAAAGTTTTATTCATTCCAATCAATTATCTCATCTAAATTAGGTGCTGTATTTAATTTCCATTTCTCTGGATCAGCATGTTCATATTGATATTTTGTTGCCTTACCTATTGTTTGTATTACAGTAGGAATAAATTCTAAATTAGGTATATGTTTTTTAAAACTATAAAAACCCTCTGTTGTTTTTGGAAAACAAACACAATAACCAGAATCATATCCTTTTTGTAAAGCACCACCCATTATCATTTTTAGAAACATCGCTATCTCTAACGCACCTGATTCTCTATTGTTATCATTCATCCACTTGTAATCAGCAAACTCCCATAAAGTTTTACCATCTGTTTCATCTGATTGAAACGCATTAGGTTGACAAACTCTTGGTGTTGCAATTAATATCCAAGGTGCTGTTCTTATATGAATCATTCCCATACTATCAGATTGTATAGCATTTTCTTTACTATACTCTGTGTCATCAATACTTTGTTTGTGACCATTACATATTTTAAATAGTTCATTACTACGTTCTTTATTAGGACCTAGTATATGTACTTTATAACCAAATGCTTTTCTAAATGATGTAACTAGTGGATATGCTTCTTTAACTATCTCAGTTATTTCATCTTTGGTAGGAACAATCTCATCAGAATAAATTGACGGATGTTTTCTTTTATTGAATATATTAATTAGTTGATTCATTATGTAAGTTCACAAAATACTCAGCATCAATAACAACCAATGCTTTTGTATTATTCTTTTTCATTACGACTATAGGTTCATGTTTTCCTTTATTTGCCTCTGCTTGTTTATATGCATCCCATACGTTGAGTTTTTCAACGTTCTTACATTCAATACTGTAGGGAAACTTTTCTCGTGCAGCTCTGGCCATAATTAAATCTTCACCACTTGCACCCATCGATCTACTTTCGATATCTTCTGGATGAATATTTAATTTTTCAATTAAAAGATTTCTAAATTCTTTTTGTAGTCTGCGACCTTTTGCTTTCGCTGATTGTGTTTTCATAATTATTCATCTTCTTCATGGTTAGTCCAAATTTCTTCTTCTTCATCTAAATTTACTACCTCACCACAGTGTGGACAGAAACGTACGTCACAATCCTCTTTTGTGATTATGACATACGTATTCGAACATTCTTCACATTCGTGGTGTATCTTAGGCATTATAAATCAAAGTCCTTAAATGCATCTTCTTTAACATCCTGTTTCAAACCACCGATAACATAAGATTCAATCTCTGTTTCTTGTGGTGCGTTTTGTAGTGATCTACTATTTAACCAGTGATCAGTCCATGGTAATGGATTCTGATTTTGTGGTTGATCATAGATTGCATCTAAACCAATTGCTTTCATTCTTTTGTTTGCCATATACTCTACAAAGTTATGTAGTAGTTTATCATTTAGTCCAATCATAGAACCATCTTTAAACAAATAGTTTGCCCAATCTTTTTCTTGTTGTACTGCATCTGCATACATATCGGTTACTCTTTGTTTTTCTTCTTTGATAACTTCTAACATTTCTTTATCTTTTTCATATTCTCTATAGTTATTAATTATACGTTGAGAAATTTGTAGATGTAGGGATTCATCTCTAGCAATAAATGATACAATCTTAGCACTACCTTCCATTAATTTTAATTCACCAAATGCGAAAGTACAAGCAAAAGAAACATAGAATCTTAGACCTTCTAAGATATTCACATTGGTCATTGCTAACCAAAGTTTTCTTTTCAGTTCTTTCGTAGAACCTTTACCATCTAATGCATATCTATGACCTGCTTCAATTAGATCATCATACGTTTTAGTTACGGCCTCTGCTCTTTGAATGATATGTTTGTCTTTAAGTATGTGATCAAACACATCAGCAGGGTTCGGGTAAACGTTCTTTATAATATATGTATACGATCTGCTATGAATAGTTTCAATAAAATCCCAAGCAATCATACAACCTTCCAACTCTGGTAGCGAACAGAATGGAACAAATGCGATTGCTGGACCTCTACCTTGTACTGAATCTAGTAGAGTTTGATATCTTAAATTAGAAGTGAATATATGTTTTTGCTCATCTCTTAAAGATAAGAAATCGTTTCTATCTTTTTGTAATGAAACTTCTTCTGGTCTCCAAAAATAACCTAATTGTTGTTGTGTCAATTTATCAAATATAGGATATTTGAATTGATCATATCGCTGGGTATTTTGGTCTTCGCCAAAAAACATTGGTTGTTTTGTGAAGTCAACCTCACTTCTATTAAATACGCTACTCATTTTTTCGTAATATCTCTCTTTCTCTTTCTTAAATAATACTTCTTACCTTTTATGATAAAAACTCTTTTTGGTCTGAACTTAGGTTCTTCATCTGCATATGCTGTAACGACCCAATCAATTAGTCTCTTAAACCAACTCATTGGAGTATCCTCCTTACTTAGATTGCACAGGCCTCGCAATCTTCTTCGGTTTCTTTTACAGTTGGAGTTTCACCTTGCTCTTGAACATTGTCATGCCATCCGACTGGATGTGCTGGTTCGTCAACGTCTTTCTTAGCATCATATGTGTTTTGATAATAACTTGTCTTCCAACCTAGTTTAAATGTTGTCAATAAGTCCTTTGCCATGACAGATAACGGTACTTCGTTATTCTCATAGTTTTCGGGATTATATGACCAGTTACCAGAAATAGATTGATCAAAGTATTTCTGCATCACTGCTACGATATTTATATATCCTTCATTGCTAGGCATGTCCCAAAGTAACGTATAGTTATTTCTGAGACGTGGGAAACTTGGTACTATCTGTTTCAGTGGACCTTTCTTTGATTTCTTAACTGATAGATAATCTCTTGGTGGTTCAATACCGTTAGTCTCGTTACATACAACACTTGAACTCTCACTTGGCATTTGTGCTGTAAGTGTACTGTGTCTGAGACCATGTTCTTTAATTTGTTTTCTTAACTTATCCCAAGGCATTGATAGTTTTCTCTTAACGATTGTATCAACTTCTTTCTTGTACGTGTCGATTGGCATGATACCATCAGCATATTTTGTTCTATGAAATAGATCACACTGACCTTTTTCTTTTGCGATTTCGTTAGATGATTTCAATAGATAATACTGAAACGCTTCTGTATATTCATCAACTAGTTTCCATGCTTTAGGGTCGTTATATTTGTAACCATTCTTTGCTAAGAAGTGTGCTAGACCAATATAACCAATACCTAATGAACGTCTTGCAACTGTTGATCTTTTCGCAGCGTCAACTGGATAGTTTTGATGATCGATTAATTCTTCTAATCCTCTTACTGCTAGATCGCAATATTCTTCCATCATCTCTTTACTAGACATCTTACCTAGATTAATTGCTGATAGAATACACAATGCAATCTCACCTTCACCATCGATGTGTTGAATTGGTGTAGTTGGTAGTGTAATCTCTTGGCATAAGTTTGACATCCATACTCTGTCTTTAAATGAACTATGATCATTGGTATGATCCATGTTCATAATATAGATACGACCTGTCTCTGCTCTTTCTTTTAGAATATCCATAAACAAATCATATGCTTTAATTTTCTTTTTACTGATAGATGTTTTTCTTTCTGCAACTTCGTATAATTCATCAAACTCAGGTGTACCCCATGCATCCATAAGTTCAGGAACTTCATGTGGTGAGAATAAAGTTATGTCTTCATTCTTAATAAACCTTTGATAAAATAGTTTAGACATCTGTATAGAGTAGTCAAGTTTACGTACTCTATTATCTTCCGTACCTTTATTGTTTTTGAGAACAATAATGTCTTCAATCTCTTGGTGCCAAATAGGAAAGTGAACAGTAGCACTACCACCTCTTACTCCATTTTGAGTGCAACACTTAACCGTTGCCTCAAATTTTTTAAGAAAAGGTATAACACCAGTGTGTTGGACCTCTCCACCTCTGATCCTTGAGTTGATTCCACGCACCCTTCCAGAGTTGATTCCAATTCCAGCTCTTTGAGCGATGTATCTTCCAATAGCCATATCCCCGCTGAAGATACTAGGAAGAGTATCGTCAATATCAACCAGTACACAAGACGCATACTGCTTGAGAGGAGTTCGTACACCAGCCATAACAGGCGTTGGGATATTGATAAAATGCTTTGAAATAGCATTGTAATATCTTTTAACATAGTTCATCCTTGTTTCTTTTGGGTAATGTGCAAATAATGTAGCCGCAATCAAAATATACATGAACTGTGGTGTTTCAAATATCTTACCTGTACTTCTATCTTGTACAAGATATTTGTCAAACACTTGTCTTAGTCCAGCATATGTAAATAAGAAATCTCTTTCGTGGTCAACCCACTGATCCATTCTATCAATTTCACTTTGAGAATACCATTCTTTTATTTGATGATCATATACACCTGCTGTAATACCATCGTCAATATGTTTTGACAACTTAGGGTGATCCCATAATCTACCAAATAATGATTTTCTCAAACTGAATAGAAGAAGTCTAGCTGCAACGTATTGATAGTTTGGTGCTTCTAAACTGATTAGATCGGATGCTGATCGAATTAAAATTTGTTGGATATCATCTGTTGACATACCATTATAAAACTGCAAGCCAGAAGTCATCTGTACCTGAGAAGAAGAAACACCAGAGATGCCTTCACATGCGTGTTGCATCATATCATGTATCTTGTTAATATCTAATCTTTCTTTTCCACGTCCGTTACGTTTGACAACGTATATATCCTCTGTCATTTAAATGATCTCCTACTTCTTTTTCCAAATATTAAATTGTTGTTTAGCTGACAAACCAGAATAGGTATTGTCATCGATGAGTTTCTTAATTGCTTGTTTGTTGTAACCAGATAATACTAAATCGTTAATATCTTTTTCGTTTGTTATTTCGCTCGGCCAAATAAAGATAGGGAATCCGTTCGTAATAACTTTGTTCATACGCTTTAATATCTCTGTGTTTCTTGGTTCGTTATCGAAGATAACTGTACAATTAGTTTTAGTATAATCTAATTCCAGGTCTGCACCTGCCATAGCGATACAGTTATCGATAAAAAGACTGTCTATCGGACCTTCTACTATGTATATATGTTTATCCTTGTTTAGACGATCTAAACCAAATATCTTTTTCTGCTTAGTATCTAAACGGATCGTTATGTATTTAGGGATTTCAGAACCGAAAGACCTGCCTTGAAATGCAAACATTTTATTTTTCTCATCAAAAAAAGGTATCAACATACGAGGGTGGTCATTATCTATCTTAGGAAACTTATTAGGTATTAACTCATTCACGTATGAATAGAATTTAGGTACAAGATACAACTTAGAGTAAAACTCCTCTGGTATCTTTCTTTGTTCCATAATCTGAAACGCAGGATGCTCTTTCAGTTTGTCGAATGACTTCAACCCTCGTAGTGGCTTGTCAACAAATGTTACAGGTTTAAACTCAAACGTGGGTTCTGCTACGTGGGATGTAGAAGACCCTTTGTATCTATCAATAGTGTATCGTTTGTACAGGTCGTTGTCTATGTCTTTTAGGAATGTACCGACAGTCTTGCCTTCGCCACAGTTGTGACACTTGAAGAACATATCGTTTTTTACACGATAGAAATAACCTCGTGCCTTACTACGTTTCTTTTGGGAATCACCGCAGTAGGGACAACGAAAGTTATATAGGTTTTGAGATTTCTTTTTGAAGCCCTCTAAACGAGGAGAAACCTGCATAATATATTGAATATCAATTGTCGACATAGAACGCATATTATATCAGGAATATACGATATTGTCAAGGGTTAATTGTCGTATGGATTCGGGAATCTTCCGTCAATTTTGTATGAATTATACGCCCAATACCAATTTTCCCCATACTCTGCCTGGCAGTATAGTTTGATGCCATCATCAGATTTATCAGTAGAGTTGTTAGAAAACATACTACCAATATTGAGAAAAAAGTTTTGCGCTGATCTTGTGAGATTATACATTTGTTCAACATCCTTCCATGATAAATTTAGTCTCATTATACCACACTTTGAGGTAAATTGCAAGTGTTAATTTGGCATATTAGGTGTTACAATATGTCAAACGTTCCTAATATCATACAAACTATAACGTAACATAGATAACCTAAGATTAGGTAACCCATTATTCTTTCTGGCCAACTAAACATATTCTTTTTTTTCATATAAGTAGTAGTATGCTAGCAGTCGGGCGTGAAGCGAGAGTGGACCGCCCGATTAAAACCAACGATCAAACATACCTGAGTTTGATATAAAATATCCTAGAACAGTTGCACCACCAATCAGTAACCATTTAAATCTTTCTTGTTGTCTGATTTGATTACCTAAGTTAGTAATACACTGTCTTAATTCTTTTGATGTAGTGTTTAATCTACTGTGAACTTCTTTAATATCTTTTGATAGTTCACGTCTTCTCATTTCTATTTGTGAAAATAATTCATCATCAACTTCGCCACCACGATTAATTTTTTCTTCGTGTACAGCTAACATTGTTTTGATAGATGTAGACACGTCTGTAAGTTTCTCAATTGTGGTATCTAACTTACCACTCATTGTTTCAATTGAGTTTACCTTACCTTCTAATTTTGTAACCTTTGTTGTGATATCATCCAATTGCGACATTACTCTCCCTCGTAATACTCTTTATACTTGTCTAGTGTAGCATTTTGTTGAATGATGTATGCTCGAATTTGTGCAAAGTTTTTTGCTAGTAATTCATAATCTTCATCTGATAAACCAAAGAGTACAGGATCTGTATTGTTCTCTTTTAATTTAGCAAACACTTCTTCAGCATTATCACTTGTGATAATAATCCAGTTCAGATTTTCCATCTTAGGAGCCTCAGGCTTCTCTAAGTTAAGTGGTTGTCTTTCTACTTCTTTTGTTAAAATCTCTAACGATTTTACTCCTGCACAATTAGTAAGGAATATAGTTAGGATTAGCAATAGAAGGACATTCTGAATTGATTTCAGATTTCTTCGTAGCATTTTGTTCTTTCTCAGTTAGTGGACTGCCCATAGCAATCTCAACACATCTCACAGCGTTGTCACTTGCTCTATTAATAATTTTTTGTATAACTTTTGACTTTGCAATTGCAAGGTCACCAATATCTCTTTTCTTACCAGATGCATTTGTTTTATTAAACTTATCATCTAGTGCGGCTAACTCTTTATCGAGTTTCGCTTTTAATTCTGTTAGTTCTTTATTTGCATTTAAGATTGTTTCAAAATCTTCTTTTTGTTGGGCAATAACTTCTTTCTGACTTGCGACAGATTGTTCTAATTTTATTTGATTTTCTTTTAATATAGCATTGTCTGCTTTCAACTTATACACATAAGCTGCGCCGCCGGCGGCACCTAATAACGTAATTGCGATAAGTATCAATTTTAATTGCCCAAACATTATGTTAGTCTTTCTTCCAGATTGAGAAGATGCCCCATGCAACAGCAGCCCATGCTAATAAATTAACAAACGGACCACCTAGAATGATGAGACCACCAAGTACAATCAGACCTGCGCCTGACCAACTTGATACTTCTTTTACTCTTGCTTTTAACCAATCCATATGAAATACTCCTTTTTATTTGTCGTTCTTTCTATGACCATTCCAAGCGACAAAGCCGCCTAGTCTTAATGACCAATACGCTAAATAGTTCATAAACCAGAACCCATTAACTTCTATATTAATATCTCTAAAGATTTGATCTGCTTTCTTTTGATCTACTAATAGAAGTTGCTCTTTACCTGTTCTGCCGTATTTGTCGCCGACAGGCACTGGTTTCAGACACGCATACTTATACATGTAGTCGTGTACTAATCCACCAATTAATAAAACACCAACTGGTGAAAAAAATGTTCTTAAAAATTTCGGTATACTTGCACCGTCAAATTGAAACCCAGCTGGTATAATATATTCAATACCGTTATGCCAAAACTTCCAATCTTTTTCTACTACCCAATTTCTTGTTGATAGTAGCCACATTGCAATACCTTTCCAGAAACCTTTACCTTTAGTAGAGATTTTTACTGGTTGTAAGTGTGGTAATTCTTCGTATGAAAAAGTACAATTACTTTTTCTTTTATCTAATAGATTGATGATAAATCCAACAATGACTAATGCGATCAATAATGACCATTGCCAAAATTTCATAGCCAAACTAATCAATAAATCTATATTTAATAGTTCCATTTTAGTCCTTACTTTTTTTATTCGTATCTATATATCTCTGATACACTTTGTGAGCTTGTCCCAAGTCTTTCTTTTTCTCAGGATCTTTTGCTCTTTGACTGGCAACCTTTGCTCTCTGTGACATTGCAATCGCAGCCTGCATCTTATGAGCATGTGTCTTACCAGAGCCTTTTATTTTATTTACTGATTGTCTTGCCTTTGCACCATCAGTAAAGCCTAGACCATGTATAGTGCCTTTTGGATTTTCATCTGTATATAAGTCACTATGTTTATCAGACCCAGCCTTCTGACCAGGTTTTCTAGGTATTCTTTTTTGATCTTCTTTCTTAAACTTCTTAATCTTTTTTGCAAGTAAAGCTGCAGGATTCATAGTCCCTAAGCCAGGACCTTTTGCGTTTGCATTTACAGCATACGTTGGTCTTGGCTCAGGACTTTTCATATTGCCAATCTTTGCGATAGGACGATAGTGTCCTAATGGCATCGTATATTCTTTAAAAGATTTCATTAACCTCTGATATCCTCAATTATTTTTGGAATCTCAAATGAGTTAATTTGCATACCTTTTAATATCTCAGTTATAGTTGCTAGTTCATGCACTGTATAACTTAGTAATACGATTACTGTCAACAATAAAAATGCTGACCATAAAAAAGATGCCAAAGTATATAATTTATCAGTTAAGTTTACTAACCATTGCATATTATTTTTCTCCTACTTTGTCTATACTTTCTTTAATTTTTTTGAATACTCTACCTAATGATTCGTCATTAGTTCTCAATCCACGTGAGATTTTGTGCCATTGTCCACCACCTGTTCTGGAGTATCGAATAGCTCTAACCTCGCCTGTTTCACTGTTCTTCATAACAATAATTCCTTTTGGATTCTTCATCGCTGTTTTGTAAATATCGGCTTGTGCTTCGTCTTCAAGGTCTAAGTATTTTGCCCACTTCTCATACTTCTTTTTACCTCTACGAAACATATCAAATAATTTTGGTTCTACGTTATATGTAAATAGTTTTCTTTTACCAGATCGTCTAACAACTACAGTAGAACTATCATCGCCAGTTCCTGCAACTGCTCGTCCAGTGACATTAGCGATTTCTTCTTTGAATGTATTAAACTTTTTCATCTGTTTCCTCTAAGTCTTCTATTGTTACGTATATTTCTTCTTGTGATTTCTCATGTATGACAGGAAAAATATCTACACCCATTACTTGATCGTATGGTGGTGTGTCTTTATATGCAACTACAATGTCGCCAATCTTTGCTGATGCTTCTGTATCTTTGTCTGTATAGATATCATTCATCAACTTATATTTTCCCTTTGTAAGTTTGTCTGTAAATTGTATTTCTTCTTCAAACTCGTATGGTTCTGCTAAGTCGTTTTCTTTGACATACTTGTAGAACTCTTTCTCAAGCATATCCCAATCTTCAATCTTGTCTTTGACGTGTTCTTTAATTAAGAATAATGCGGCCGCATATGAACCTAGTTTAGTTTTACCACCTGGAACTTTTTCTATAAGTTTCTTAATGTTAAATACTAATCGATGAAGAATAGTATAAGCTTCTCTTTCTTCTTCGGTATTTAACTTTCTTGCTTTTCTTAGATTCTTTCCACGCTCATCTATAATACCTAACTCGTATGCCTTAGTATCTTTAAATGGCGTGACGAGGAGTTTTAGAAATCTAAAAACAATCAGTGAATCTATCGCTCTTCCCATTATAGTTCCTTTAAGTGTTTATATACCTTTTCATTTTTCTTAACTTGTGGCACATCTGTTTCATTTAAATAATCCAGATATGTCAAACACGATTTCAGTATTGGCCAGTGATTCTTTTCTATTTTAAAAAACAGCAAAGCATTTGATTCTTCAACACCGAAAACATTAGCAAGTATGATAAGATGATTGAGTATCAACCTATCTTTGAAGTCGCCCGATAAACTATACTTTTTAAATAGACGTTTCAGATATTTGAAACGTTTCATATCATCGTAAAATTCTTTTGTTCCCAATGCCTGTGGATTATCATAGGCTTTGATGGCGAACATCAAAACATTATCTTTAGTTAGTTTATCAAACTTCATCGAACTACACTAATTCAGCGTAGACTTTATAACAACCTTTTTCGTGTGCTTCGTACTTGAAGTTGATTTTTAAACCACCTTCTTTTCTGTGTGAAATACCGTCATCATTTAAATCAGCACCGTCTAGGTCCTTACCAAATCTTCCACCGAATTGTTTTACTTCAGCTGTAACAGTACCACTTTTACCTGGTGTGTCAACGTCACCGAAAGATAAACCAATTCTCATTAGTTTTTCTCTTAATCCATAGATTCCAGCTTGTGGACTTAGAAACTCACCATCTGCTACTGCTTGTACAAATGCGTTTACTTTTTTTAAAGTTTCTGGATCCTCAATATTAGCAGCGCTAATTTGACTGTCTTCCACAGACTTGCTGTGTGCTGTTGTTCCAACACCTGCAGGTTTGTGTACTGATACTTCGTTTAAGTATCCTTTAAAAGTTTTCATTTTCTCTCCTCTACAAGTCTTCGTTATCAGCAAAGACTTCTTGTATTACTTTCTTTTTCTTCTTGGCTTCAGGTTTCTTTTCCTTAACCTCATCTTCAGCGATCTCAGAAATTACTTGTTTCTTAGGCGCAACTTTTTCATAATATACCGCCCCGCCTGCACCATATCTAATTTTAACTTCTTCGCTCATTCTGTTTTTTCCTCTACAAATCTTTCGTCTCTTTGTTTATCTTCTGGTGCATCGTCTGTCTTTTCAGGAACGATATCACCAACACCTTCATCATTATCTTTTGTTGCCTCTGTCAAAATTTGTTCACAAACTTGATGAGCACCATTTACTGCGATTGCATCTGCTTTAACTTTTTCAAGTTTCTGAGTTAACTCTGCAATCACCTTTTGCAACTCATTAAATTGTTGTTGAAGTTGATCTCTTTTAACTTCAATTCTCAATCTGTCAATTGTTTCGTGTATCATTATTACTCCATAATTAGAGAGTGGGCATCTCTGCCCACCCTAGTGTATTATATATTATGCTACTGTAGCACCAACTACTGATAACGCATACCACTTACTGTTTGTAAACAATAAAGTAGCAGTATCACCTGCAGCTGTGAATGTTACTGTAGATCCACTACCGAAGTTAGTTGGTGTTAATACACCTGAACCACCATCAGTTACGTGGACAATTACTTTGACCTGTCCATCAGTTCCATCTGCAAGAGTTAAAGCTTGCGATGCACCTGTAGATGTAAAGTGTGTTCTTTGTGATGTTACATCAACCGCACCAGCACCTGATAAAGATTGTGCTGTTTGGTTCATTAATAACGGTGCTCCAACGATCACGTGATCAGCTGATGCATCCACTACGAATGCTGAAGCGTGTGAGTTAGTTTCACATCTAAGATCAGTTTGACCTGATGCTTCGTTGATAACAACTTCTCTGTTACCACCGTCTACTCTGAACGCTTCTTCAACGTCACCTGAAACAACAAAGTCAACGTCAGCTAAGTCTGAGTTGATTGTTACTGAACCAGATCCACCTGGGTTAACAGTAACACTTGTTGGAATGTTTGCAAAGAAACTTTGCACACTTATTTTTTTGTTAATCGGTGTACCCGCTGGGTCATCGATAACATGTAGTAAATCTGGTGCTGAAATATTTCCAGAACCTAGATCAGTTAAGGCCGTAATTTTTTTATCTGCCATGTTTTTTCTCCATTTGTTTTAACCCCTCATGTATTTGGGGAATGCTATTCTAGGTATATGCCTAGATCACTTTGTTAATATACAAGGGCGAGTTGTCCCGCCCTCGTTGAAATTTATTTATTATCCAAATACAACGCCAGTTAATACTGCAGCTGATCCAGAACTTGAACCTGCTGTTGTTGTAAGTGTGTTAACATCAGAACCAGTTTTCTTAATAGCAGTTCCGAAGATCGCACTTGAACCGTCAGCACCTGCTGCCGCTGATCCACCCATGTGATCTGCATCCGCAGCTGTTACTGTAGTTCCGTTTCCGTCAACTACTGCTGAAGTACCATCTGTTCCCATTGCGTATGTACCAGAAAGGTCTGCAATGTAACCACCTGCAACTGCAGCTGATGGTATTCTACCTCTGAATGTAATTTTGTTTGTACCTGAACCTGAGTAGTACTGAAGTTTCATTGTAGCATCAGATGCCATATCAGTTGGTCCTAAACATTGTACAACAACGTTTACTTTGTTTGAAATTGTGTTATCAGCTGTTGCTGCCGCTGATGTTACTGTAACATTTTCGTCAAATGTGTACACTAAATCGAAGTCAGCTGTACCATCGTGAGCGTAAGTACCAGCTTCAAAGTCAACAGACAATATGTTAGCTGCACCAAGTGCCGCTGACAATCCGCCCATTGCGACTAATATTTCCGGATCAGCTGACGTATTGTCATTGCCGCTTGCCGGTGTTCCTGCTTTAAGTTCCCATCCTCTAGTAGTAGCAATGCAATCTTCTCTCTTGCCACCAGCGCCTTCGGCACCGTCACCTTTTAAAAAAACAGGTCTGCTATCAGCAGATGTAGATTTTTTCCATAATCCCATTTTTTTCTCCTTATTAATAAGTAATGTATGTAATATTACCTTACTATTTATATCCTAATTTTTTTAGCTGTGCTATAGTTTGCCCTACTGATTTGTGTAAAATACCAGTCCCACCAGCAGCTTTCCATTCTGCGATGTTCTTTTGTAAATCATCAATCAATAAGTTCCCTTTAGCATACTGTTTTTTATCACGTCTTCGCACTAAATTAATTCGACTAGTATCAGTCATACGTAAGTTCTTTCTTAACCACGCTAACTTACCTGGTCGACAGTTTGGATCTCGTCTAGCGACTGCCGATAATATGTTTGGATTGTAAGGTCGAATGTAGTTATAGAGTTTCAATGCTTGTGGCATCATAGGGAGTGTACTCCAAAACTTTCTATTCCTTACAATCGGTTTCCATTTATCATCGGACAGTGGTGAATCTAACCAATCTTGTACAGAATTATATCCTGCTTTTTGTAGTTCAGATTCCATCTTCTTTAGTCCACCATGAAAGTCAGCAACAACACCATCCATATCACAGTAGATAGTAGGTAGGTCTTTGTTCTCACTAAAGTGTGTAACTAGAGAGTCAGCTCTAAACTGTCCAAACGTTTTATTCATTATCTTTTAGTTCTCAATCTGTTAATTTTCATCGCATTGTAACCATGTTTACCAATTAGTTTATTCACTGCTACAGGAGATACAAATTTAATATCTGCCTTTACAAGTTGTTCTAATTCACCTTTACCATACGATGGTCCATCTAAATGTTTAGATAGAGCATTTGCTTTGCTAGTTGAAATGACATTGATCTTA